ACCTGATGTACCACTAATTCCTGATGTACCTGAAGTACCACTAACTCCGCTTGTTCCTGAAGTTCCATTAACTCCTGAAGTTCCTGAAGTTCCATTAACTCCTGAAGTTCCTGAAGTTCCATTAACTCCTGAAGTTCCTGAAGTACCGCTAATTCCAGAAGTACCGCTTGTTCCGCTAACTCCTGATGTACCTGAAGTACCTGGTGTACCATCGACACCCGAGATACCTGAAGTACCATTAATACCTGATGTACCTGATGAACCGCTAACTCCTGATGTACCTGAAGTTCCGTTAACTCCTGAAGTTCCTGAAGTACCGCTAACTCCTGATGTACCTGAAGTACCGCTAACTCCTGAAGTACCTGAAGTACCATTTGAACCAGAAGTTCCTGAAGTTCCGTTAACTCCACTTGTACCAGAAGTACCATTGACTCCTGAAGTACCGCTTGTTCCGCTAACTCCTGAAGTACCTGAAGTACCACTAATTCCAGAAGTACCTGATGTACCATTTGAGCCTGAAGTACCTGAAGTTCCATTAACTCCTGAAGTACCACTTGTTCCTGGAGCACCTGGAGCACCGTTAATACCTGATGTACCACTTGTACCTGGAGTACCTGGAGTACCTGGGGCACCTGTTGCTCCTGAAGTACCGCTAGTACCTGAAGTACCTGGAGTACCTGGGGTACCTGGAGCACCTGGAGCACCGTTAATACCTGATGTACCACTTGTACCTGGAGCACCGCTTACACCTGAAGTACCGCTTGTTCCGCTAACTCCTGATGTACCTGATGTACCACTAACTCCTGAAGTACCACTTGTTCCATTTGAACCTGAAGTACCGCTTGTTCCATTTACTCCTGAAGTACCAGATGTTCCGTTGATTCCAGAAGTACCAGATGTTCCGCTAATTCCAGAAGTACCAGAGGTTCCGCTAACTCCTGAAGTACCGCTTGTTCCATTTGAACCTGAAGTACCTGAAGTACCATTTACTCCTGAAGTACCAGATGTTCCGCTAATTCCTGAAGTACCGCTTGTTCCGCTAATTCCAGAAGTACCTGACGTACCGCTAACTCCACTTGTTCCTGATGTATGTGAATCAAAGCTTACTGAGATTGAACCATTTCCTAAATCAGTAATGGTTGCATGTGAACCAAAATCGATTGCATTAACTGAAGAAACTGATGTGTTATCGTCTTCAATTGTTAGGTTGAATGTACCTCCACCACCGTTTCCAGCAGCTCCGTATGCATCTAATAGGATACCAATTCTCTGTTCAACTAAGAATGGGAATGTACTTTCAGCTGAAATTGGACTTGCTTCGTGAGTAAGTGTTAATTCTAAACCATCTGCTAATTCGTTAGTTGTAGCATTTCCATTAATATCTACTCTAGACCAGCTTGTAATTTTGTATAGATTATAGATGCTCGTGTCCGATACGTCCGTAAGGGCGATAGTTACATTAGCACCATCAGCTGTAAATCTATTTGTTAAGTAGTTTTCTAAGTAAGAGTTTCTCTTTCCTCTCTCATCGGTGTTATGGAAGATTACCTTCGTTACTGAAGCAGGATTAGAGCTGTCTAAAACGATTTTACCAGCAACTGGAAGATCGTTTGCGCCATAGTTAAATGACTGCACTCTGTATAACGGTGCTGGAACGGTAAATACGTTTCCAGTTACTACACCACCTGAAGTAACTCCTCCAGCCGAAGAAAGGCTAATGATTTTAAGTTTAGGTAGTGTTACACTGTTATTTGCAGTTACGTATTTAACTTCTGCGTAAACTGATCCATCATCAAGTGAATCAACTTGTAACTGAGACATGTTAAAGGTAATGTGACCTTCAGTACTTGCCGCAGTTGAACCAAATTGAATTTGACTTGCTGCTGTCGTATATGAATATTTAAAAGCTAAATCTTTATCGTAGACTTTAACTTCAATTGACTGTGCGGAATAAGCTTCAACTTGATTTCCTACCTGGTTTTGGTAAAGGATAATCGTAATGTTGTGAGCTTGTCCCTTTGTTAATTGATAAACCTGAGGGATATATGCAATCAGGTTATTTCTAGAAACTTGTGGCATTTCTTATCTTTATTTTTATAAGTATAGTTTTTCAGTATTATATATCGTCTTAAAATCCATAATCTTTTCGAAGGCGCATAAAAACATTGCTCGAGATAACATTTATTGGACCTCCTTCAAGTTTTATTGTATTTTTTAGGTTAACTCTATATACAATTTTATTTTCATCTTTCTCCTTAATCTCACTGATTTGTAACAGGACATCATCTGGGCTATATTTTTCAGTTGAGATGTGTACTAACTTAAACTTCTTCCAATCTGCCTGGTAATTAACCGATGGATTATTAAAAGAATATAAGTGTACCATATTATCTGGTGTAGTTACGATCACGAATCCATCATTTACGAAATATGGTCTATTTCCAGAGTATGAGATAGTCATTGCACTATCTAGGATTCTCCATTGTTCTCTGATTTCAGAATGTAAAACTTCATAGATGTCAATTGCCTGTTCAACTAGTTCATCTAAAAGATTCTCGTCTGCTAATTGAGATCCTGTTTCGTATACTAATTCAATATTGTCCCAATCAACATTTGTAAGTTGGGTTGACGAGAAGACATCTCGTTCAATCATTTTCTCAGCGTCATAGTGATACAGAAAGTCAAGCACTTCATCTGTTTCGATTAGTGCATCCCACAACTTCCCACTTTTTAACTTTTCTCTGAGAGAATTAGCATGTGAGAGCATTCGATATGTTCTGTATTCAAAGTCTTCTGGGCCTTCATTTGCCCAGGAAGGTACTATAAGTATGCTTCTCATGGATTATTTATCCAATTTAGTTCCTCGGAAGGTTCTATAGAGATGTTTAATTTTTTGGATAAATGTAATATCACCAATAAATCTAAGTTCTCTAATTGGACCCTCATTTAAGTATCTATCTACGATTTCAAAGATAGCTAACTCTGCTTCAATTAAAGATTCAAATACTCTGTATTTTTTTGGTATTGGTGTGGTTGTAGGTCTAGAACGCCTACTCTTCTTAAATGCAAGATGAAAAGAAACCCTACCTCTAGAGTCTCTATTTTCAATAATTATAAATTTCCGAATTAGATTAGTAGGAAGATCTTTTACAGTCTTCTCTCTTTTTGTTGTATCAAATCTAATTGGTTCATCAACCATATTAAGCCTTTTTTGTCCTGGTAGACTTAGCTACTTTCTGCTTGATTTTTTCAGTTGTTGCTGTTGTTAATCCCCACTGTAAAATGAACCAGCTCATTTCCATTCTGGCCATGTTTTTGTTTAACTTTAATTCTTTACGAATAAGTTCAGTTCCCCAATCGATAAACTCCTGCTCTGCTGCCTCAGTCGTGCGGTACATCATATACCAATCTGGGTTTGACTTCACATCTTCATAAGTTACGTTAAACGGCTCAAGTTGTTTATTTACCAGTGTGATAAACATGTCGCGTTCTTTTTGTCTTCTGTTCATGATTATGCTCTCTTGTTTTTAATCACTTCATCAATAATACCATAATCTAAAGCCTCGTCTGCAGATAACCAAAAATCTCTGGTTGCATCTATTTTTACTTGCTCTGGATCTTTATCACAGTATGAACCTAGAAGTACAAATAATTCATGGTTCACTTTTTGCCATTCTTGCCAGTCGATTTCAGCATCTTGGATGTTACCCCTAAAACCGCCTGAAGATTGATGAAGCATAGTTTTTGAATGTCGTAATGACATACGTTTTCCTTTTGTTCCAGCTCCAAGCAGGACTGAACCCATCGAAGCTGCCATTCCGGTATTAATAGTTCTAATATCGGCTTTAATGTATTCCATAACGTCTACCATTGAAAGTCCCGACTTAACTGAACCACCCGGACTATCAATATGCATTGTTATATCTTCGGTAGACGTAGTGTCTAGAAACATCAACTGTGCTTGTACAACTGTGCTCATTCTGTCGTCTACTGGACCAGCTACCCATAGTAAACGGTCCATCATTAATCTTGAGAAGATGTCCATTTGAGTAGCTCTCAATTCTCTCTCCTCTAAAATATATGGAGTCATTGACCCTTGAATATGCTTGCTATAAGCATCTACGGTACTTGACCCAATATTAAATTCGCTCTTTGCGAATCTTTCAAATTCTTTATCTTTAGGTAGGTAGTTCATATGTTCTTTAAAATCTGTTTAATGAGGTCGCATGTTTCGTATTCCTCTATTAATTCAAAGTATTCTTTTGCTTTTGTTAGTGATTTTGAAAATCCGTCTTCTGGTAAGACCATTTCGTATTCTACTCCTTCGTCGTCAACTAAGATTACTAGCATCTCTTCATCTCCACCCTCAACGATGTGTAACACATACTCAACAATTCGACGGTAGAAGATATCGTATTTAGACATCAACATCAGGTCAAAGTCAGGCTTAGTGAACTTCTGAGGATCGACATAAATTGTCGGGATTCTATTTTCTTCGAGGTATGACATTTTAGATTTGAAAGTAATCATTGAGAATTAGTTTATAGTCTACTTGTTCTCCTCTTTTTTCTGCGGCCATCGCATTATCAACTCTTTGTAGGAATTCAATACCAGCATCGGTTAGACTTAGTGTATTGTTTTCATATTCTAACATAGGCTTTTTTAATACTAATGAATAGTCGTTGCCTACACCATTCTCTACAATCTCACTTGCAAGATCGAAGTGTCTTTCGTAAAAATGAATATTGTCTACAAAGTGGAAGTAATATCCTAACTCTAGATCAGGGTAATTCTTCAATAGTGAATGGTAAACTGATTGATGAAGGAATGCAAAGAATGGCGCATCAAATGTTAAACCAAAGAAAATATCGTTTGATCTCATTTGAATCTTCATGTACAGTTTATTCTTTCTAATAAAGAAGTTTGCGTAAAGTGTACATACAAAATCTTTATTGTCTTCGAATTGGAACTGTGGTCTATTAAAGAACATTACAGCCTGTCTTGACTCTTTGTCTTTGCGTAAAGAATCAACAACCCAACCGAATTGCTCTTCATTAAACACTAAGTTACCATAGTTTGAGTTAATCTCATTAGTACCTGGATTGGTGATGTTTTTCCAAAAGCTAGAAAAGTGACTAATATAGTCAATGTTCTTATCGCGATGTAGGTACCATGCCAATTCGCCAGTAAAGTACTTAAAGTTGAACGGACGATCTTTAAAATCCGCGATTGGATTTGTTGGATCGATATCGAACGAAGCTAAAAGCGCTTCTTTTACTTTTAAATCTCGTGGAGAAGACTCAGACTCATACGTGTTGATTTCGCCAATTAGATCTATAAATGTTTGTGAGAAACTCATATTTAGATTACTTTACTATTATATTATTATTTTATGATTAGTTTATCCTCAGACTTCAGCTTTGTGATATTATATGGCTTCTCTCTAGGTTCAATTTGTTCAGTTAAAATAGCATCTGCTACTAAATCTTCAACGTACTTTTGAATTGCTCTCTTGATTGGACGGGCTCCAAACGCCTTGTCGTATCCTTCATTGCAGATAAATTGTTTTGCAGCTGCATTGAATTTAAATGAATATCCTTCTTCAGCCATTCTATCATTAAAGAGACCTAATTCAATATCAACGATTGAAAGTACATCTTCATTTGATAGGTGATCGAATAGAATAATATCATCTAGACGATTCAAGAATTCTGGACTAAATTTGTTCTTTAATTCTTTCTTAATCACGCCTTCAATTTTACCGCTCTTTTGTGCAAGTGTACTTTCGCTTTGGAATCCAATTCCTGTACCGAATTCAGCAAGTTTGCGAGCACCTACATTTGAAGTCATAATAATGATTGAGTTTGTGAAGTCAACTAAACGACCTCCTGAATCAGTTAATCGACCGTCATCAAGTACTTGCAATAGAGTATTAAAAACATCAGGGTGAGCCTTCTCAATCTCATCAAATAGGATAACTGAGTGTGGCTTGCGTCGAACTGCCTCTGTCAATTGACCACCATCTTCGTGACCAATATATCCTGGAGGCGAACCAACTAATCGAGAAACGTTAAACTTCTCTTGGTACTCTGACATATCGATACGAATCATCGAATCAGTATCGCCAAACATATATTCAGCAAGTGCCTTAACAGTCTCAGTTTTACCAACTCCAGTTGGACCTAAGAACATAAATGAACCGACTGGTTTTTTATGACTGCTTACGCCTGTACGTGATCTTTTAATTACTGTTGCGAGCGCGTCAACTGCTTCATCTTGACCAATGATTCTTTGTTTTAATTCATCAGCCATTTGAATGATTAGTTTCTTATCATCAACCCCTAATCTCTTCACTGGAATTCCAGTTTGATTTGAGATGGTTTCAGCAATATCATCGATACCTACGATTCTTTTGGTTTGCTTAAGACTTTCTTCCCATTTAAGAGTTTCATCAATAACTTTTTGGTCGATTGATAACTGTTCGTCTCTAAGTGACGCTGCTAATTCATAATCCTGAGATGCGACTGCATTCTCTTTTTTAACACGAATTAATTCAGCATCTTTTTCTAGGTTCTTAATTTTAGCAGGCACTTTAACTTCAAGCAGGTGAGTACGTGCTCCAGCCTCGTCCATTAGGTCAATTGCTTTATCTGGCAATTCTCTTGATTTAATGTAGCGTTCGCTCATTTTTACACAAGCTTCAAGTGCTTCTTCAGTATACTCTACTGCATGATGCTCTTCGTATTGGCCTTTAATTCTCTTAAGAATCTCAATAGTATCTTCAATTGATGGTGGATCGATAAAGATTTCTTGGAAACGACGGGTTAATGCACCATCATCTTCAACATTCTCACGATATTCATCAAGTGTAGTAGCACCAATACACTGTACCTGTCCTCTTGCAAGGGCTGGCTTTAAGATGTTCGAAGCATCAAGAGCTCCGCTAACACCACCTGCACCGACAATTGTATGGATCTCATCGATGAAAACGATAACATTATCAACTGACTTTAGTTCGTCAACGATTTGCTTCATTCTCTCTTCGAATTCTCCACGATATTTGGTACCTGCGACAATTGTAGTCATATTGATAGAAACGATTCTCTTGTTTAAGAGTACACGTGCTACCTTTTTGCTAACAATTCTCTGTGCGATTGCCTCAACAATTGCAGTTTTACCAACACCTGGATCTCCAAGGATAATTGGGTTGTTTTTCTTGCGGCGTGCCAAGATTTGGCAGATTCGATAAATCTCCTTATCCCTGCCGATAATAGGGTCTAGCTTTCCTTCAGCCGCTAATCTAGTCAAGTCTTCACCATATTCGTCTAGGAATGGAGTGTTAGTCTTGAACTTTTTTCTGCGACCTTTTTCGCTTTCGTATCCGTCTGCTACTGACATATTTTTGTATTGTTATTCTTTTTCTATTTATTCGATAAATCTTATATGCGCTGGTTCATTTTAGTTTACAATGTCGTCAGCAGCATATACTGCTGGTAAAAGATCTGGTTTTACCCTAGCCTGAATACCAAGAGATTCAACATATCCTACGGCAGCTTTTACCAATTTATTCGATTGGTGTGAAGGGTCTATGTTGTAGTCAAGGTCGATTGTGTTGATTTCGATTCCATTTTCGCGGAGATACAATGCCACTTCGACTGATCTCTCGACTTCACCCCAGAGACGCGTCCACATGTCGTTAATCTTATCAACTCTACTTTTTTTGTAAATGACGTGGCATCCTGCAGATTCTACGTGGAATACGATAGTGGTAGCATATGTTGTCATTTGTTTATTCTGACTATCGCAACCTAAATAGATTTTGACGTCATGTCCTTCGTGCTTTTTTAGGTATTCCTTGACATACTGTGCCAATTCAAAACCAGCTGGATCGGTAAGTTTGTAAAACTTCATACGGTTAAAATTAAAAGGGAGCCCGTGAAGGCTCCCTTAAATTAATTTAAGTTAAATTCACGTGGTTATAATGTGAAACTGTTCAGCTTCTTATTATGTATCTCAGAAATAACCTCACTATCGATGCTTTGTAATACGTTAATATAAAGTTCAATACAGTTTTCAACGTCATCTACGTGAGCCATTTCTACGGTAGTATGCATATACTTAAGTGGAGTTGCCAAGATCGCAGTTGGAGTATTCTCTAGGAAGAATGCCATTGTGTCATTACCATACGAGCCTACTGCCTTCTGTACCGGAATATCGTTCTTCTTAGCAATCTCTTCGATCATGTTATTAATCTTACGATGATTTTGTGCGGTATATTCTAGGGTTGGTCCTTTACCTCCTTTGATATTTCCATCTTTAGACTTCTCAATTCTGGGTGTATTTGTATTATGGCAAACATCGTGAACTAGAGCTAAATCAGCCTGTAGTCGCTTTGCAATCATTTTAGCACCATACAAACCAACCTCTTCCTGTACTGAATTGACAACATAAAGGTCGAACGGTAATTTAATATCTCGCTCTTTTAGTCTTTTTGCTACTTCAGCAATAATGTAACCTCCAATCTTGTTATCAAGAGAACGGCCTACCCAGTAGTTTCCGATCTGACGAAGTGGATCGTTGAATGTAACGATGTTTCCTACCTCTACTCCTAATTCAGCTACCTCTTCATCGCCTTCAGCTCCTAAGTCAACCCAAAGCTCATGTTGGTCTGGTCCCTCTTCGACATAAGAATCTCGAGTGTGGATTGCTGGCCAGCCAAATACGCCGTTTATTTTACCATTTTTCGTATGTACTACAATATCCTTTGAAGGTGCAATCATATTATCGCTACCACCATGTCTCTTAACTCTAATGTAGCCCTCTTTTTCGATATTGGTAATAATCCATGCAATCTCATCACAGTGCGCTTCGATAACAACTCGCGGGGTTTTGTCCATATAAACTGAATCAGTCTCTACTCGACCAACTGCGGTTCCATACGGATCAACGTACATTCCGTCGACGTAATTATTAACCTCATCAATCCAAATTTGTTGGCCTTCGCTCTCTTCACCAACAGGTGAGAATGCGTTAAGGTACTTGTAGATAAATTGTTCTTCGTTTTTCATTAGAAATTTGGTTCGTTATCTTTTCTGTATTTTTCGTGGTATTCAATAATCTTATCTGCAGCTTCTTCAGCTGAGTCTACAATTCTAAATAGATCAAAGTCTTTTAAGCTCATGCGACCGCTTGCGTTAACCATATCCATTAGCCAATCCATAAGTCCAGCCCAGTATTTTTTACCGACTAGAACAATAGGTTGTTGGTGAACATGACCACATTGAATTAATGTAAGCGCTTCGAATAGTTCATCGAGTGTACCGAGCCCGCCTGGAAAGACTACATATCCTTGAGAATATTTCATGAACATGACTTTACGTGTGAAGAAGTATCTATTCTCCACGCCTACATTGATATATGGGTTCATTTCAGCTTCAAATGGTAATTCAATACCAACTCCAACAGAAACTCCATTATTTTCATATGCACCCCTGTTTGCGGCTTCCATAATACCTGGACCTCCGCCTGATATAACACCGATATTTGCAGCAGCCATAAGCTTACCAAATTTGCGGGCCTCTTTGTACCATATGTCTTTTTCAGGGGTTCTTGCAGAACCAAATACTGAAACACATGGTCCTAATTCGTTAAATGTATCAAATCCTTTAGTGAATTCTCCTTGAATGCGCAGAATCTGCCAAGCATCCTCAGTCTTTCGGTTCAAGCTCATATAAATCTTTTAAAAGGGTTGAGTAAACATATTCACAAGATTCAGGATAGAAAACATCCGTGAATTGTGACATGTCATACTTAGAATATAAGTATTGACCAAATCTTAGGTCATCTGAATTTCTGCCGTCGCCATTTTTAAGCGACCAGTCCAGATATTCTCCATTAAGTCTAGTGTAATTTAGTTGCATAATCTATTAATAAAAAATGGGACTTCCAGAATATTATATCCGGAAGTCCCAAAAAGTTTATGAGTTAGACCTAATGTTTTATATATCTACTAAAAATGTGCAATACTTTTTACTGGCTTATTATCCTTATACAGGACAAGTGTTCTTTTACCATTAATTGTGGTATCTAACGCGATTCTCTCGCCATATTTAAACTGCGGTTACATTATTTTTCTGCAATACTCTAAAAGATTTTACCAGGACTGCACTTTCGCGTGGTATATCCTTTTCTAAATCAGCATAATGGTAATATCCATGATTGAGAATTACAAATTGATTTGAATTTTCAGCATTATACCATTTTAGTATTTCAGGGTCAGTACATTTGAATACTCTAATACCATCATAATATATTTCTATTCTGTCCTCTTCCCAAAGACACGCATATTGAACATATCTTTCAGTACAATCTGCTACGGAAACACTATAAGATCCGTACATTGTTTTAGACCCTTCATTAACGTTACCATAATGTAGGTTAGGCTGTATCTTTTTATTTTGGGTTAATTTACCAAATATGTTCTTTTTAGAATAGACATCACCTTCATCACTATATGCCTCGAATATATCGATTTCAGGAGGCCAAGTCTCAGCTCCACTTAACCAAAATGCTGCCCAATATGGAGTTCCTTTTGGTAATTTAATCTCAGCCTCAAACCATCCATATTTCCAGCTCTGTTTAGTTGAAACCATACCAACCCCTACTGGAATTGTAAATTCTTCAGGTAAATGATCCTTCTGTCTCCAAAGAGGCAACTCACTTTTCTTATAGGTCTTTGGAATATTGCGTAATTCTAATGCCAATCCTTCGGTTGATACGTATGCAAGATCTCCTTTACCATAATATTGGCATAGTACATCGGCATGGAAATCGCCCCAAGGCTGCCCATATCTCCATTCTTGTAGATTAAGTGGGTTATCGAAGTTGTCTTCAAAAACTAGTTTATAGTCAGATGGTGGAGTGAATATTCTATCCCCTCCATTATAAACGTTAGACCAAAGGTTAGCCTTAATTCTTGATTTTAGATTTGAGATTGTGTCCTTTAAACTGTGTTTAATCATGCTTCTGTGTTTTCTTCCTCGTCAATTTCTTCGACAAATTCTATCTCGTCTTCTCTCTTCATCGCGCATTCAGCACAACAAAGCCCTTCACCGTGAGGTACCTGCTGTATTGGTGAAAACCAAGCAAGTAATCCTGCAGCAAAAAGGCTAAGTGGTTTAAGTATTCTCTTCATTCTGTATTTATTCTTCTAGAAAAGAATTTAATTCATGCAGAATTTCAGCAGATTCTTTTCTAATAGAATACACATGATCCCAAAGAGATATGCTTGGATTTTCTGGATAGTCTACTGATTTTGCCCAGCTTTTTGCACGTTCAAAATCTTCGACAGACCATGTAAAACCACGGTCAGGTGCATTTGTGAATGCTCTTCTGATTTTTCTAATAATTCTGGTCATAATACTATATTATTTTATTAATTACTTAATGGTGCTTCGATTTTAGGCCAACTTTCATAGTATTCAATAGTGTAATCGAATTCGCCTTCTAGCATGTTACTTTCTAATTTAGTTAAGGCTGGAAGAGGATAAGGTTCTCTACTAATTTGAGTTTTTGCCTGTTTAGTGTGATTCTTATAAAGATGAACGTCTCCTAAATTACCAATTAATTCATCAGCTACCATATTACATTCATTCGCAATCAACTCTAGCAGCATGCCATACGATGCGATATTAAAAGGCAGACCTAAGAATGTATCGACTGATCTTTGGTTCCACATTAATGAGACTGCTCTATACTTTCCAGGGTTAGTAATCTTTTCTTCTCGTGTCGTTGGGCGTGTATACACTTGGAAACCATAGTGACAAGGTGGTAGAGTCATTCCATCCAACTCCCCAACATTCCAAGCAGATACCATTAGTCTTCTACTATCGGGATTGTTCTTGAGGTCGTTGATTAGATTTTTGATTTGGTCTATTTGTCCTAAATGTTTGTTTTCTAAAACTCCGTGACCCCACTCTCTCCATTGTTTACCATAAATAGGACCTAACTCACCCCACGTTCTAGCAAACTCATCATTAGTCTTAATGTTCTCGATAAAAGCTTCCATGCTCATTGCCAGCCCTTGCTTATCTTCTTTATACCTTTTATAAGCATCACCATTCCAAATGTTACATCCGTTATCAACCAAATACTTAATGTTGGTATCTCCTTTTAAGAACCACTTCAATTCAGTCATCATAGTTTTGACTGCCATCTTTTTTGTGGTTAGCAAAGGAAAACCTTCTTGCATATTATGGCGAATCTGTCGCCCAAATACAGAAATCGTACCTGTTCCGGTACGATCGCTTTTTTCTACTCCGTTATTTAAAACATCGGCAAGTAGTGATTGATATTGTTTGTCTAAATTATTCATCTTCTAAATCAAAGTTAAATTCTTCACCTTCCGTAGAAACATAATCTACTCCTCCTTCTAAGAACATTTCCCACAATAAATCATATGTGTCTGATAGTTCATTGCTAGGATCAGAAGTCCATGTGGCGTCTTCGTACAAGAATAAATGTGCTCCATTTGGAGTTTCGTTCCATCGATAGTCAACTGCTACGCCATCAACTTCTAGAATTCCTTCATTGGTTGTTTCCCACCAAACCTCGCGGGGTTCTTCAATAACTTTGATATTTGCCATTTTATTTAGAATTTAAAGATTCAAGTAATGTATCAATGTATTCTGTCATTCCTTCGCGCTGAAACGCTTTAATTGAAATTAACAGCTCTTCTTTAGTACTCATATCGGCCCATTCTTTGATTTCGTTAATGTTGCCTTCGAAGTACTCTACTAATTTTTGAGGGCTTACGGATATAATTAATTGCTCCTCTTGATTGTTTTGATTATTATCAATCATTTCTTAATTTTTAATAAAAGGGTTATGTAAAATTCTATATGATTCATGTCCGGGTTTAGTTTTTGCCGGCTCAATCCATCCTAATTCAAGTAATTTTTCAATTGCTGATTTAGCATTCTCAATATTACCATTCGAATGATAGTTAAAAAAGCCAAGCTGACCAAATGTATCTTTTTGACGGTCTGGTCGGCGGACTGCCTGATTAATTATCACCCATAATACGTCAAGATAGTCAGGATATGAAGCCAACTCTTCGTGTATTCCAAGAATATACTTGAGAGGCACAAAATCCTGATCAATCTTGCGTAAGTCTTTGTCCTTTAACATTAGTAACCTCTTTTTTGACGAGCTTTGTTCTCTTCAGCCTTTGCAAAATAGTAGTTATATGCAGTGCGAGCGTCTAATCCAATAGAGGCGGCGTAGTTAATGAAAAAGTGTAGTATGTCTACCCATTCCATATACAACTCTTTACGATCATCTTCAGATAAATCTGATACTTTCATTGTTTCGTATTTCGAGAAGTCTTTCTTCCAGTATTTCCATACTGCATTTCCAGAACCATCTTTAATACCTCCTAAAGCATCGGTCATTTCATGGATTTCGTCAACAACTGCATGGGTGTTAACGTGCCAAAAGTTCATCACTTCTCGGATCGACATATCTTCAAAGTTAAAACCATAAGTCTGTTCTTGCATCTCTTTCTGATGCTCCATAATATCTTGAAGGTGAGTTGTTGACTCTTCATAGAAGTCTTGAACTTCTAAATCCTTACATTGATTATCTACGTTTGCCATATTAAATTATTCCTTTATTATTGTATCACTATAATACATTTTGTTTCAGAGTTTCAGAATAAATTAGGTCTTTCCAAAGATTAATTGCAATTGCTTTACGGGTACCTTTGGTAACTACATCGACCCGGTGTAACACATCTCCTGCGTTAAATATAACTAATCGATTTGGTTTTGCATAGATTCTTTCAGGTTCACTGTCAACTCCATTTGTATAAATTTCAAGCATTCCACCTTCAAATTCTGCCTGTTCAGGATAATATATTGTTCCAATCAAAGGATTCTTAGTTTCCCCTGTATTATCCCATAAATCTTCGTCGCGATCAGCATGTAGTATTAGATTATTATTGTACCTCATATCTTCAGCACTCTGGATTCCTGTCCAATATTCAAATCCACTAATATCAAATGATTCTCTAATTGGACAATTATCTCTCCAAATATATTGAATCAACTTTTGTTCAGCTGTATTTGCTTCAGTGTTCCACCAGCCGTTATACCATTTATATTCCCCAGGAGTAGATAGCAATTGCATATCCGCTACTTCTCTTTTTAGCATTTCATCTTTAATGAAATTGTCAATTACTACTATCATATTGTTTTTGTATATTTGTTTATATTTTCGTGAATTCTCTCACTACCATAAGGATTCATTGAATGAACCATCACTTCCGGAAACTTTTCAGCAGGGTGGTCCTTTGCATACTCTATAAGGTACTTTGCACAATCAAGCCCGGTCTCTTCTTCAAATTCTTCAGGAAAGTCTTCACTTGAGCCGCATGCACATACGATTTCATAATGTTCATCTACCAGGTCATGGTCAAACGATACTAAATCTGGCATGCCATTATCATTAATCCACTTTACGAACTGGTCATAATTCCTGACAATTTGCCATTCTAAATCCTGGTATTTTAAGGCCGCTTCTCCTATTCTATGAACCATATATTCATAGGCATCTGCAGCCTCTCTAATATCGTCAAGAAATAGATTCATTAGAATAGCGTATTTTGCGTAAAGTTGTTGTTGAAGAAATATTGCATCGTTGATTCATCTACCCTCGCAACCTTTCTCTTATTGATTAGATTAGGATTGCTACTTAATCTGGTATAGACTCCAAACTGACAGAGACCAACTTCACATCCATATGTTTTCAACTCGTTCTGATCCTCTTGGAAGATCTTTACTCCATTTACTACCATATTATGTTCGTTCTCATTAAGTGGAATATCTCCAATCAAGTCCTTATAGTTCTCTCTGAACCAAACAACTCGATCACCATGTGGTATTTTACACCCTTCACCGAACATCATATCGAGGGTCAGCCTTGCACCAGGACCTGGAACACAGAATCTTTCATCATGATTAATTGGAATGTTCGGATTAACTGAATTTGATGTCGAGCAGTGATATCCATAGTATGACCCTACTCCTTCAATTTCGGTAAGAATACCATACATTTCAGCAAGTGACTGGACATTTGCCATTCTCCGTGTGATTCCACGAGGAATAAATCCAGCTACCCAAAGTAATATGTTAATCTTATCTGCGTTTCTTTCGACTCCTCGTGTTTCAGCAACCCATTGGTTGGACGCTCCATACAGAGAAGTTCGAAGTTCCGTTGTTCCATACACTCCAAGCCCTAGGGCAAGGGCATCATCAATATTTTTACGAATCTCCATCTCATAATCCTTATCGACTAAGAGTCTCTTAAAATCAACAAGTGCCTTCTTAGGATCTGGTTCTCGTGTCAGGATCTGGTGAATACCTCGTCCTCCATAAAAGTGAGAGATTATAGTATTACAAATAATATTGTCCATATCCATGTCTGAAAGGACAATGTTCTCCATAATGTATCTCATCCTGTCATCATATAAAATGTGAGGGTGAAAGTACTCAACTGTTTCGCCAAGTGCTTCATCGCCTCCACTATCATATGAATTTCTGTAGCCATATGTCAATTCGGAACGTTCATTAACCTTATTGAAGAAATATCCAATGCGGTCAATAATTTCCATATTGACAAGGGCTCTCATATCTTCAGCCATATTATTATATTATTTTAATCAAAGAATAGACAGTCATATCCTCCCACTTTTTGGAAGATGATGATTTCTTCTATTCTGTTATTTTTGTAACTTTCGGTAAGTCTTTGTAGAGCTGATTTTGCTCGATCATCGTTGCCATGTAGTTCTATAAATAGAGCCTTTGGCTTATACGACAGAACATGTTCTATAATATCATACTCTGCTCCTTCAATGTCTATTTTTACAATATCTGGCTTGACTTCTTCCAGTAATTCGGTAACATGATAGTTCTTAACTTCATCGTATTCTGAAAAAGATCCTCTACGTTTAATAATTGAAGTAGAGCTGTGATTGCTTTTTGCATTTGACTTATAGATTTGTAGTGTATCTTGGTCAAGCGCTGAAACAGCAGCATGGATTATTTTTGCCTTAATACTTTCTGAGAAGTTAGAAGCCGCAATGTTATAGTTTCTAAAATCACATTCCACACCATAAACCCTATGTGCACCGTGGTCAAGCGCTATTTTAGTAAAAGCTCCGATATTTGTTCCTAAATCTAGGCATACTTTATCAGAATAATTAATTTCGTCAGTGATATAGTTTCTGATTGATTCAGAAATCATATCGCGATCTACATTCTCCTGTGCATTAAGCTCCTTTACGTATCTACGCTTGAGGGCTTTTTGTTCTTTAGTAAGCGGCATAGTTATTTTTGTACTAGATTTGATACAATATGAACTATCTCAATTTCCGGATTAGACTCTTCGATAAGGGCTTTTTGTACTGGGTCGTCTTCAAAGAATCTGGTTAAATTATACCCTTCTTCTCTAAGTTTTTTTATTGTTCTTGCTTTATGTTGACCTGAATATGTTCTAGCCTGTACCGTATGGTTTCCTCTTTCAGCTAGAGTCATTGGGTTAAAATATACGTTAGACGTTACGCCCAGTTCTTTTAACTTTTCAAAAACATATTCTTTTTCATCAATACATCTTCCTGTAATTATGATATCGTCAGAAAATCTAGGAGTTACTCCAATTGAAACAACACCATCAAAATCATATCCGTAAAATTCGTGTTCTTTATTGCTCATATTCTTTTAATCTTATACTATCTTAATATCTTGAAAAAAAAGGGAGCCAACTAGGGCTCCCTTACTACAACTAAATAAAGGTTAAACAGTTGCTTTAGTTCTTGTGTTTACTGACTTAAGTTGCTTCTTTGTAACTTCTGTCAACTCGCGATTTGCCAATGCATCACATTCAACAACCCCATCGCGGAACATCATTTGCTGAGGTGGAGTCTTTTGCGTAAGAGCAGAAGGTCCACGAAGAGCGCCAACGATTCCCATTTCGCGGGCTACTTTTACATAGCGAAGAGCGTCGATCACAACACCACCAGAGTTTGGTGAATCTTGTACAGATAGCTGAGCATCAAAGATAACTGGAGCTCCTCCAAATCCTTCCATTTCAAGACGGAAGTTAGCCACTTTGTTATCTGCGTAGTATGGAATGTACTCAGATGGTCCAGCATGTAAGAATGAATCCTCAGTTGAGATGTTACGAATTTCATTCTGAGCGCGGATTACGTTCTCTTTAGAGATCTTCTTAGAAGCAAGACGTGATTTGTCTTCCATGTTCAAGAAGTCTGTGTTACCACCAACATTACGTTGGATGTGAGCTTTTACGTGGTGTCCACGTTCAAATGCAAGTTCTTGTAGCATTTGAGAAAGGATTGAAGCACCAAATTGGCTACGCATATCGTCTCCAATCAATGGAATTCCTGCATCGATGAAACGCTGCTCCCATTTTGGATCTGATGCGATAAAGACTGGAATACAGTTTACGAAAGAGATTCCAGTTTCTAAACAGATTTCAGCCCAAAACTCTGTAGTCTTTTGAGAACCTACTGGTAGATAGTTTACCAATACTTCTACACCGTGCTCTTGTAATTGAGCGATTACGCGATCTTTCCATTGGCGTTCTTTTTTAGAAGTCCATGCCGTACGATTCATATCAGTCTCGTTACGAAGATCCTCATCTACTAAGAAACGATTTGATTCTGGGTAGTGGTCCATTAGAGATGCGTATCCATCAATAACTGGAGATTCATACACTGGAGAGGTATTAGTAATAGTCTCTACAATGTCGTATGCACAGTTTGGTCTCTGCTTAAGAGCCTCTCCAAGAGGAAGACCAATTTTACGTTCGTCAATATCGAATCCTACTACGAATTCAATATTTTCTGCTTTGTAACCACCGATATCAAATTTCATCATACCAGTTTTTGCATCAGTGTGCTCAGTGTAGTACTGAACGCCTTCAACTAGGGACTTAGCACAATTCCCTGTACCGATAATCCCAACTTTGATTTTCTTGTTGTCCATAATTTTCTTTGTTAAACCTTTATTTATGTTATTGTATATGTTATACAGCGTTCTGAAGAAAAGTTTCATAATTAGTTTAAAAAAATTCACTTTATGTGCGCCGTGTGATATTTATCACATTTGGCGGGTGTTCATCTTGCCCTTAACAAGATTAATTAGCTCTTCCGGTAGTTCAATATTTACAATTTCCGCGTCTTTTAGCGTAATTTTGAAGTAATCTTCAATCGCCATGTATATTCCTAATGAAATATGAGCATCTTCGAATATCTTGTCATTTAATATCATACTACTTGATTATAAGAATCTTTTCGGTTGTACCATTGCTATATCTAATTAAATATAGTCTATTGCCCGGCAGCATTTCTATATCTTCTTGAATATAGCGACCTTGCCAGTCCCATATTCCGATCACTTCTTTTTCTTTCTGATTCTCTTCAATATTAAGCGTAGAATTACGAACAATAAAAGTCCATTGAATTCTCTGAGTAGACATCAAGTAACTATTTCGGTATTTGTCAATCTGAAAACCATATCCATGAGAACCTAGATTTGTACCAACAAATGTGATTGAATCGTTACCTGCTAATACATTAGTTGAAGTCTGTACTTGAGGTACAAAAACACCGTTAGAATACGATGAGTAAATTTCAGTCATTGTTAAGTTAACTGAGTCTCCTGGATTAGGATTTGTAAAGTGACAATTGTAGTTTCCCCATACAGGTTTCATTGAATTAACTGAGTTCTTCTCTACATTAATCCAAAGTGGTTGCTCACCAAATGCCGTAGAATTATTCGGAACATGCCAGTAATCTGTTGAGATAACAAAGTCTGATTGTATTGAGTTTGTTGAATTCACCAACATCGGCCAGCAGCAATTTGTGTAAATGAATCTATATTGACCTGAATCAAGATCTAAATAATCGCTACCGTAATTTGCAGTGTTAAATCCTTGATGTGTTCCTGTATTAAACTTAGTTAGTGTAACATTACCATCATATTGGTACCAACCTTGAGAGTCTTTAACCCATTTCTGTACTGAAACAGATTGTGGCATTGTTGGAAATGCATCTGAAACAACATACATTCCAATAGATGTAGAATCTTGACTAGTTTGTGCAACTTGAATAATTCCACCAAGAATATGTGAAGCACTGAGGTTAACCGTAACTAATAGCGCTAAGAGTGCTAATAACTTTTTCATTAGAATAGTCCTAGGACCGTTTTAGTTAATTTTGAATTCTTTTTACCAGTAGACCAGTTCCAATAGTAGTATTCTCTACTTAAATGAACCGAACCTGGTTTTTCCATGTAGTTTTTAGCAAATTCTTCAGGATTCTCTTCGAACCAGTGAGATGGCCAGTCTAGAATCTCGAATCCAGCATCTTTACCTAATACTCGTACCTGGTGGTTAAAGGCCTCCATTACTTCGACCCTCTCTATTCTAGAACCTGCAAATGGAGTGCCTTTATACCAGCCTGTTTTTGGAATTCTGCGGCCCTCAAATTCGATAGGTAATAAAGTATGTACTGTTACCCTTTCGATATTAAGAGACTTTAAATGCTCAATAAAGTCTTGAGCCAATTTTACCGCAGCTTCGTATGGATTCTTTTGACGACATAGATGATGGCGTACATCAATGTTTCCAAAATAGGTGACAAGATGTGTTGTGCCTTCAGGAATATAAGTAGTCATGCCCTCTTTCATGACTCCAAATAATGTTTTACCGTCGTTTCGGCTGATGTCAGCATTGGGTGGACAAACTGAAACTGAATGGCTATCTCCTAATACAAAAGTACCGGTACCCGTTCTCAGGGATATTGTCTCTATTGTCTCGCACTTTTGTGTAATAGCTTCCGCATCTAGTTTTGACCAGCGCTCTGAACAGCTCTTCATTCGACTAGTAACAAAGGCGCCAACATCTGGCATTTCACGATTCAGACAATAGATAGGTCCTTTAAAATCAAGGAATCTTTCAATTCTGGCAGCAGGTTCGTCAGTTGCCCCTCCAAACAAGTTATAAGAACCTGCAAACTCCATTGGCAACGCAACCATCCATACGTCATACTCATGAATATCTGAAGACTTATCCAGTACTTCGGCATCGATGCCTAAATAGTTAAGTTGTGCCTTCAATAAGTATGACCACGCACTCTTGTGTGATGCCATCTTTGACGAATAAGTAGTTACTACATCGTCAATTCCAATCTTTTTACCCTCTAATTGTCCTTTAATTTCGTTAATTGCTTTCATCTTCTATTTTAATCCACTTTTGTTCGCTATTCAATCTAAAAGAACCAATACATTTTCTACGCCATTCAGTTGGACCAATCAATGATAGAAATACTCCACCATCATTACCAACATATAGGTGATATGTTTCGCCAATTACTGGTTCATATGCAAATTTAGCCGTGTAAACTAATTCGTTCCACTTAAACTCTTCGACCATTTGTTGGTATTCAGCTTTTAGCTCTTCAAATTTAGCCTTTAACTGATGGTTAACCTTATTAACACCACGCTGTTTCCATGCATCTATATCTTCATGAATAATAGCAGGTGCTCCAACATTGGTAGCATAGGGAAGAAGAGCAGCATTGTAGCCCTCTTCTTTATCCCATACTATCTGGTCAGGTTTTTTAGTAGATTCGCTCTTCACCTTCTGGATATTGGCCTTTCTCGTTGATATAGTTTTCTAAGCCTTGGATATATGCAACTGCATCTAATAAATTGTCGCGCTTATGATTGTAACTCTCACGTGAGAACTTGAGTGCTACCAGTGCCATAAACATTTCGCGACCGGTGACATCCAAACCAGTCATTCCACTAAAGATTTTAGCGGCGCGATCCATGCCCTCAGAAAATGGGCCATATTGGCGATCTGCCTCTTCGCCACGGTTGTTTACAATTTCGTTTGCTTCTTCTAAAATGCTCATATTTACTTTAATTAGTCTAATTATTATAGACACTCAGATAGAATTGTTTCAACCCTATTCAGAATCCTGAAGGGAAATTTCGGAAATTTTTGTGCCAATTCTTTAGAACCAGTCAGCGTCATCCATGTAGGTCTCATTAGTGGGCTGACCTGTAGTTCGCATCGTGCACTTACTACACAACCACCCATCAACTACGTCATCAACCATTCCCTCTTCCTCGCATCCGCCATCTGGCGCCCAAGCCCTCCATTTCGAAGTCTCAGGTTCGCTATTCATGCATTTGATCTTTTTCTGTGTCTTTAGACCTCTTTGATAGTTTGCCATGTTATTTCTCTTTATTTAGAATTATTATAGACCCTAATTGTCTATTTGTTTCAGAGAAATGGGGGAGATCCCTTGGGGGAAATTTTAGTTTTATCCAAACCTACACTATATATTCCATTTATTTTATTACACCTCAGAACAAATTGCACTATTATTTCTCAGGTTATGGGGCC